TGCAAGTGAAGCTGCAACATCAGCAAGCAATGCCTCATCAAGTGCAAGTGCTGCGTCATCTTCAGCTAGTTCTGCTTCATCATCAGCAAGTGCCGCATCATCAAGCGCGAGTGCTGCTTCATCAAGTGCAAGTGCTGCATCATCTTCAGCAAGTGCTGCCGCTGCAAGTGAGGCTGCTGCTGCTGCTTATACAGATAACTTTGATGATACATACTTAGGAGCTAAAGCATCTGATCCTACCTTAGATAATGATGGTGATGCACTACAAGATGGTGCTTTATATTTTGATACAACTAATAATGTGATGAAGGTCTATGATCTTGGCACAACGACATGGTATCAACTCACACCAACTGTATCTAACCAAACTAACATTAATACTGTTGCTGGCATATCAGGCGATGTTACAACCGTTGCTGGTATCTCATCTAATGTTACAACTGTCTCAGGAGTGTCTGCAAATGTGACCACAGTTGCTGGTATCTCTAGTGATGTAACAACATTAGCTGGTATCTCTAGTGAAATTGCCACAGTATCAGCAATGGATCCAGCTGATCTTGCAGCCGTAGGCACGATTGCAAGTGATGTCACCACAGTTGCTGGTGTAGCAACAGATGTCACAACTGCTGCAACTAACATTGTAGACATTAGTAACTTTGCTGATGTTTACTATGGCCCTTCAGCAACTGCACCAACAACAAGAGCAGACAGTTCTGCATTACAAATAGGTGATTTATACTTTGATACAGCAACATCTACCATGAAAGTGTATGGATCGGGTGGCTGGGTAGCGGCGGGTTCATCTGTCAATGGTACGGCTGATCGATTTATATATAGCGTATCTTCAAGCACAACAACCATTACAGGGGCTGATGCCAATGGCAATACACTTGCTTATGATGCTGGTTTTGTTGATGTTTATCTTAATGGTGTCAAGATGGTTAATGGCACAGACATCACTGCAACATCAGGCACAAGCATTGTTTTTGCCACAGCGATTGGCACATCAGGCACAGACACAGTTGACATCATTGCTTACGGCACATTCTCATTAGCAAGCTTTAGTATTGATGATGCGAATGATGTTAATACTGCTGGCGTAGTAACAAATGATTTACTTCAGTACAATGGTTCTAATTTTGTTCCCAAATCTTTTGATGAAGTTACACCATCACAAGCAACGAATGCTGGTAAGTATCTTACAACCGATGGCACAAACTCATCATGGGGAACTGTTAATACAGATTTAGTTTCCGATACAACACCACAACTTGGTGGTGCATTAGACTTAAATAGTAATAACATTACTGGCACAGGTGACATTAGTATTACTGGAACTGTTAATGCAACAGCAGATGTTCAAGTTAATGGCACAAGCGTATTGACAGGTAACGAAACTATTACACTCTCAGGTGATGTAACTGGTTCAGGCACAACAGCTATTACAGCTACACTAGGCACAGTTGCTGTGAGCAAAGGTGGCACAGGACAAACAACCTATATCGATGGTCAATTACTCATTGGTAATTCAACAGGAAATACATTAGATAAAGCAACTCTGACTGCTGGCTCAGGTATTTCTGTCACTAATGGTTCGGGTGCAATTACGATTGCAGCCACAGGAGGTGGTGGATTCTCTAATATGGATGTTATCACTTCTACTGGCACATGGACTAATCCTGGTTCTGTTACTAAAGTTAAAGTAACTGTTATTGGCGGTGGTGGTGGTGCTGGAGGCTCACATCCAGCTAGCAACTACCGTCACTCAGGTGGTGGCGGCGGAGGCGGAACAGCTATTGAAGTAGCAACCATACCAACATCTCCTGTTCCAGTTACTGTTGGTTCTGGTGGTGCTGGCGGTCCTTCTGGAAGCAATGGTAGCACAGGAGGAACATCATCTTTTGGTGCGTATTGTTCAGCAACAGGCGGAGCTGGTTCGGTCACAGCTTCACCTGGACCAGATTATAGAGTATTTTATGGAGGTGCTGGTGGAGCTGGTTCTGGAGGAAATTTAAATATGAATGGTGGCAATGGCGGACCTGAAGGTTTGGAGTCAGTATCTTCTGGAGCTCCAGATATATTAGCTAACTTTACTAATGGTTGGGGTGGAACAACATACTTATCTGCTGGTAGTTTAGTTAGACGAGGACAAAACCTTAATATAGCAGGCGTTCCTGGTCTTAATTATGGCGGTGGCGGTGGCGGATGTGGTAATAGAGCGGCTGGTGGACCTGGTGCAGCTGGTGTAGTGATAGTAGAATATTAATAGGAGAGTATAAGTGACTAAAGCAAGAGACATAGCAACAAGTTCAGTTACAACTGCTGACTTAACTGCTGAAGTTGGATCAACGATACAAGCACATGATGCTGATCTTGACACTATATCTGGTCTTGCCAAAACAGATGGTAATGTAATTGTTGGTGACGGCACTAATTGGGTAGCCGAAGATCCAGCAACTGTTCGCACATCTTTAGGTTTAGGCACAGCAGCAATTACAGCAGCCACAGATTATGCAACCGCAGCACAAGGTGCAACGGCTGATTCAGCATTACAAGCTAACGAAACCATTACATTATCTGGAGATGTGACAGGCTCTGGCACAACAGCCATTACTGCAAGCGTTGCTCCAGGTTCAATTACTGAAGCTAAACTATCTGCGGGTGCGGGTGGTGCTGATCAAATACTAACATCAAATGGTGCTGGCACACTCACATGGGCAAACGCAGCTGGCGGTGGATTCTCTAATATGGATGTATTTACTTCATCAGGTACATGGACTAATCCTGGTTCTGTTACTAAAGTTAAAGTCACTGTAACTGGCGGTGGCGGTGGTGGTGGCCCCCTTTCATTTCCTACGGCTTACCAATCAGTAGGTGGTGCGGCAGGGGGAACTGCTATTGAAGTAATAACAATACCTACATCTCCTGTTCCTATCACAGTAGGTTCAGGTGGAGTATCCCCTGCTAATACTTCACCTGGTGGAACTGGTGGAACATCATCTTTTAGTACTTATTGCAGTGCTACTGGTGGCGCAGGTGGATTAGGTGCTTCAGCTAATCGTTCAGCAGGGGGAACTGGTTCAGGTGGAGCTATTAATATAATAGGCGGACAAGGAGGTCAACCTGGTGGTGGTGCTTCTATTTGGGGTGGGGGTGGAATGAGTGTTCTTAACCCCAATGCAGGCGCAACTGGTCAGGCTTATGGTTCAGGTGGTGCAGGTCAGTATGGTAATAACCCAACTGGTAATACTACTAGACAAGGTGCATCAGGTATAGTTGTTGTTGAATATTAATTTAACTTAGGAGTAACAAATGGCAAAGAAAGCATTAGTAAGCACTATCGAGCCGAGAGGTAAAGATAATGCAGGCTATCGAGTATTAGAAGTAGTAGATGCTGCTAATACTTTTGAGGTACATTCAAATCTACAATGGCATGACTGTGCTGATACAGTTGAGATGGACAAATACTGGTATGATCCAGCGTCATCATCATTCAAGAAACTACCTGAAGCAGTAGACCAACCTACAGCAGGTGAGTTAGCTGTTGATGAAGAAGGTAATCCAACAGAAGCATACGAATGGAATTGGGACACAGAAACTTGGTCTATTGTTGAAGTCATCACCAATCCATAATGACTGCCGAGCAATTTGCTGCTCACAAATACGTTCACCTCAAAGATTTTTTAGATGATCAGAATTGTGCAGAGCTAACACAAATACTTAAGCAAGCAGTTAAGGATGGTTTAACAGAAAAAGATATTCAATGCCCAAAGTCACAAGCCGTGCATGGGCATCAAACATTTGACAAGTTATTAGAAGATTTATTACCTCACTTTGAAACAGCAAGTGGACTCAAGTTATTACCTACTTATTCATACGCTAGGCTGTATGCTCCAGGTGAGGAATTAGTTAGGCATACTGATCGACCAGCTTGTGAGATTAGTGCAACAGTTACGCTTGGCTTTGATGGTAAGGTATGGCCTATCTTTATGGATGGGCATGCAGTCAATATGAAAGTCGGTGATGCTGTGCTGTATCGTGGACAAGAAGTCGAGCATTGGCGTAATGAATACACTCAAGGGGAATGGCAAGCACAAGTATTCTTACATTATGTAGATGCTAATGGGCCACACAAAGATGAGAAGTATGATGGCAGAGAAGCTTTAGGTAAGCCTAAAGCACATCAACAAACTGAGCGTGTATTAACGGATTGTGCTGTATTTGAATCACATCTAACTACATCATTCTGTCAGAATATTATTACTGAATACAGTAAAGAAGAACATGACAAACTTGATCCTATTATTGGTGGTAGTGGAGATGAAGGCACAGTTGATAAAGAAATACGTGATGTTAAACGATTCATGTTACCACAGAACCAAGGCATTGGAGGCATACTGACATCAACGGCACTTAATGCCAACCATTATTGGTGGCAATATAACATTACACATAGTAACCAAACAGAGTTTTTAATGTATGAACCAGACGGACATTACAATCCGCACGTTGATACATTTCATATTCATAGTGATACAACTAGGAAACTTACAGTATTAGCTTTTTTGAATGATGATTTTGAGGGTGGAAAATTTTTTCTCAATGCAACGGGAACACCATTTTATCCTCCACAAAAAGCTGGAACTGTGCTAGTATTTCCTTCATACATGGTGCATGGCGTAGAGCCAGTAACAAAAGGGGTTAGGTATTCTGTGGTGACATGGATGGTTGGCCCATATTTTAAATAGGAATGGATATGACACCGCATGAAGAATTAGTTGCTCACGAAAAGCTCTGTGCAGAAAGATATGACACAATACATCATAGATTAGATCGCATTGAAGCAATGCTTAACAAATTAATCTGGGGAATCATGGCTGGCTTCGGGGCTATTGTAGTAGCCGTAGTTATGAGTACATTACATTTTTAATGGAGGAAGAACATGGAAATAATACTAGCGTTGATAGGCTTAATAATTCTAACCCTATTGATCGCATACGTAGCGACAGAGTACGAAAAGATATGGAATTGGATATGGAAAAAAACAAAAAGCCTCGTCCATCGATGCGTCGTATTGTTACAGACTGTTGTTAAGAAATTTTTTTCATGGTTTATGAGGTTATAGTTGTTCAATGATGACTATTCTACAACATATTATTCCTATCGCACTTGGCTTCTTTGCCAAACTATTAGCGATTAAATCTCAGCAAGCACACGATCAAAACAAATTAATGCTAGAAGTATTGGCTGCTAAAGAAGGTTCTTTAAAAAGCGCACGTGAACAATCTAACAATGAATCACCTATGGCTGCATGGAATCGTAGGATTCTGATGCTGATTATACTTGCACTCGTGGCTATCTATCCTATTGCTGGACTTATTGGTATTGATACAGTTGTAGAAGTTAAAGAAGAACCTACTTCATTCTTGTTTGGTTTGTTTGAGTTTGGTGGAGGCTCAACTTTTCAAACAGTTAAAGGCTTGTTTAAGTTCGAGGAAATATTCCAATGGGCTACCATGATTGTTGAATTTTATTTTGGTGGTCAGCTTGCTAAAGGCCGTTAATGTATTACTTGTATTACAAAAGGAATAATTATGCTTATTGAGTTTATTTTAATAGTAAGTAATGTAACAGCGTTCGGCACTCATGAAACTATTGAGGGTTCTTTTAGTACCTGTACTGAAGCCGCAACATTCTACGAAACTTTTTATCGTGGCAAAGATAAGTATGATGGCTATCGCTGCATCAACAAAAGCTTGTTGCAGAAAGACAATCTATGATATAAAATTTATATTACATTAATTATATGGAATTGAATATGAAATACAAAAAAGTATTAGTCATATCTGATCTCCACATTCCCTACCATCACAGACACGCTTTTGATTTTCTTAAGGCACTTAAAAATAAATATAAGCCAGACCTCGTTATCAATATTGGTGATGAATTAGATCAGCACGCAATTAGCATGCACGATTCTAATCCAGACTTAATGTCTGCGGGTGACGAGCTAAGAGCGTCACGTGTTTATATAAAAGAACTAGAAAAAATCTTTCCTAAAATGATATTGGTTCATAGCAATCACTCGTCCCTAGTATATAGGCGCGCACTTAAATATGGCTTGCCCAAAGATTATTTGCGTTCTTATAATGAGTTCTTGTCTGTTGGCCCTGGCTGGCAATGGGTAGATGATGTCACCATTACTTTGTCAGATAATACTCGGTGCTTCTTTACGCACGGCATGTCAGCTGATGTATTACGTTTGTCTATGCAAATGGGTATGCACGTTGTTCAGGGGCATTATCATTCAAAGTTTAGTATTGGTTACTTTAGTAATCCCGATGCTTTGATATGGTCAATGCAAGTAGGTTGTTTGACTTCACAAAAGTCTATGGCATTTGATTATGCAAAGAATTTTAAGAATAGATTTATCGTTGGCTGTGGTATGATCATAGAAGGACAACCAAAACTAATGCCAATGGTATTAAACCAGGACGGGGAATGGATAAAAAAACTGGTTTAACAGAATTAGATTTTGAACAGGCTGAGATGCTTGATCGTTTGATCGGCTCAAAGATTTATAACATTGAAATTTTAGAGGAAGATAATCAAGCTATGATCAAAATTATTTTAGACGGGAATGACGACAAGTTCATACTCATTCATGCCGAGGGCATGAACATGTATGTTATCGAGCCGCAACCAAAACAGTTGCATTAAAATGCCACTCCAATATGTATTGATAGTGATGATGGGTGGCGATCCATTATATGTGGGTACATTTTTAAATTGTGAAATTGCAAACGCTTATGCTGATGAAAATTTATTAGATGATACTTATAGAATTTGCCTTCATGAAAATTATATTAACCTTCCTCCCGACCATAAACACAAATATATCTTTTATGACTATCATAAGACTGAATTACAGGTTAAACAAGAAAAACGACCTCATATAACGCTCTCTGTTGCACGATCTTAAAGTAGGTAAGGGGTAAGTATCAAAAACATTAAAGTCCTCACCATGAGGCTTGTACGGGCTAGAACGGGGGTTCGCCATAAATGGCTGTAAATTGATCGTTAGTAAGTGGTTTGACTTCCTCAATAGTGCAATCAGGCTTGTATTTTACAAACTCTTTAGCTCCATCTAAAGTTTCAAAAGATCGAAGGCAATCTCCAAAGCCGTCAAATACTACATAATTATGGTCAGGGTGAATCATTAGTCTCAACTCATACAAATACGTATTTATATTATTATTATTTAGCATACACTACAATCTTGACAAATAATTTTTTTAGGAGATTAAACATGTGGACTACACCATCAGCAACTGAAATGCGTTTTGGCTTCGAAGTAACTTGCTACGTAATGAATAAATAATAGAAGTGGGGATTAACCCCACTCTATTACCTCATCAATATCTGACAACTCATGATCTAAAATAACAAAGTTATCAAGATAGCCTAAGTTTTGTATGCGATTTATTTTTTGCATACGATCACGCCCAATATATCCCAGAATTTCACCTTCATACCTATCAGGATATAGTCGAACAGATACATAAATATCTTTAGGCTTTTTATAAAAC